CTTTCAGCCTGGACCAGCTTTATCGGGCGGTAGAACAGCATCTTCGTACCCACTTGCCTGGCGTGCAGGCCGTCACGGCTTGGCCAGACATTAAGGATCGCGTGTTGCTGCCAGCGGTGTTTCTGGAGGTGGCCGAGATCGAGCCGGGTACCGATATCGGTACCGGCGAAACCTCGCTGGTCTGCAAGTTCGAGGCTCGGATCATTGTTGACCCGATCAAGCCGCACCATCATCAACAGGTCGTGCAATTGGCGACGCAGTTGGCGGTGTTGCTGCGTTCGCAAACGTGGGGGCTAGCAGTTGAACCTGCCGAGTTTGTGCAATCGCTGCAGGACTGGACCCAGCCGCACCTGGATGGATACACGGTGTGGCTGGTGGAGTGGACTCAGCAGGTTTATCTCGGCCTTGAGGAATGGCCGTGGCCGGACGAACCGCCGGGAACGTTGGTGTTTGATGTTGAACCTGGTGACGGCCCATTCAGGCCCGAGGATCTGCCATGAGTTATGCCAGCGCCCAGCATGACCGCATGATCGCGGGGGCGGTAAAGGCTTGCTACGTGGTCGCGGTGGATCTGTCCGCTTCGCCGCCGGTATGTCGCGTGTCGGACGGCAGTGAATGGGTCAGCGCATGGGTGCGCTGGCACAGCATCGCCGCAGGCAAGGCCAGGCACTGGCGGGCACCGTCTTTGGGCGAGCAGGGCAGTTTGATCAGTCCCAGCGGTGACGTGTCGCAAGGCACCTTTGTCCCGGGCCTGTATGGCAATGCCGGACCGCCTCCAGATAATCGCGACCACGTCGAGGTCTGGCGTTTTGATGATGGCGGCTCGCTGATCTACGACTGGCAGGCCAAGAGCTACAGCATCACCCTGCCGAGCGGTACGGTCACCATCAAAGTGGCCAGCACCGAAGCGGTCGTAACCGATGCCGTCGTGAGCGTGACCACCGGCAACATCAATCTGAAAGCGGCGGTGATGATCGACGGTGCGCTACACGTTACCAAGGGCATCACCACCGCCGGCGCGATCATTGACACCACTGGCAACAGTAATCACCACACGCATTAATGCATTCACGACAGCCCGCCCAGTGCGGGCTTTTTCATGCCTGGAGAAATACATGGCCAAGATCGATACGACCGTCACCGAGGTGCAAGCGTCCTCGGAACCGGCAATTGCATCCTCACCGTTCTCGTCGCCCGAACTCTTGAAATACCGCGACAAGCTCTACACGTCGCGACTGTTGATCGTCCCCGGCACTGACCGTTCCTATCCTGTCGACAAGGCGACGGTCGTGGTGCCGGCCTCCGACATCGAAGCGGTTAAGTTCCTGAAAGCCAGCGACGAATACGAGCCGTTCAAGGAGTGACATCGATGATCGGAATGGATCGCCAGACCGGCCTACCCATATCCGGCATCGAGCACCTGCGGCAATCCATTGCCGACATTTTGAGCACGCCGCTGGGCAGTCGCCGGCACCGCATGGAGTACGGCAGCAAGCTGCGGCGGTTTGTCGATTTGCCCGTTAACGAGGGCTGGAAAAGCGCCGTACAGGCTGAGGTCGCCCGCGCTTTGGGGCGCTGGGAGCCACGTTTGAAGCTCGACCAGGTACGTGTCCTCTCCGTCATTGGTGGGCAAATCAATCTGCAAATCGTCGGTAAGTACCTGGGCGACGGCGTCACGTTGGAGGTGGCTGTATGAGTACCGTTGATCTGTCGTCGCTGCCGGCGCCAACCGTGCTGGAGCCTCTGGACTTCGAAGAGGTTTATCAGGACGGTTTAGGCGTCTTTCGCGGGTACATGGGGGGCAACTGGACGGCCGCGCTGGAAAGCGATCCAGTGGTCAAAGTGCTTGAGGTTGGGGCTTACAACAAGGTCGGCAACCGCGCCCGGGTCAATGACGCCGGCAAGGCGTTGTTGCTGGCGCACGCCATTCGCGGCGACCTCGATCACTTGGGGGCCAACGTCAATCTGCAGCGCCTGGTCATTCAGGCCGAGGATCAGCTGGCGGTGCCGCCGGTACCCAAGGTCATGGAAGACGACGACCCGTTTCGCGAACGCATCCAGTTGGCCTATGAGGGTTTGACCACGGCCGGCCCGCGTAACAGCTACATCCTGCACGCGCGTAATGCCTCGGGGTTGGTGGCAGATGCCACGGCTGAAAGCCCGGCGCCTTGCTACGTTACGGTAACGGTGCTGGGGTTTGATGGGGAGGGTGAAGCGCCGCCGGAGCTGCTGGCGACGGTGGCCGCTGCGTTGGATGACGATGACGTTCGCCCGGTCGGTGATCGTGTGACCGTACAGAGCGCGGAGGTGATCCGCTACGAGATTGACGCCATCTTGCATATGGCCGGCGCCGGCCCGGAAGCGGACGCCAGTTTGGCCGAAGCGAAAAGCCGATTGGCCGCTTGGATCAATCCACGCAAGCGGCTGGGCGTTGAGGTCGCACGCTCCGCTGTTGACGCTCAGTTGCACGTTGCCGGCGTTGCCCGGGTTGAGTTGGTCGGGTGGCAGGATCTGGCCCCGACCAAGGCGCAGGCGGCGTTCTGTACGCGCTACAACGTGAGGCTGGCGGGCTGATATGAAAAGTCTACTGCCGCTCAACAGCACGCAACTGGAGCGCGCCATGGAGGCCGCGTTCTTCGAAAAGACGATTGTCCCACTGCGCGACCTCTACAACCCCGACACCTGCCCGGTGCATCTGCTGCCGCATCTGGCGTGGGCGTGGTCGGTCGATCGCTGGGACTACCGATGGTCTGAGGCGACCAAGCGCTCGGCCATCAAGGCGTCGTACTACATCCATAAGCATAAGGGCACGATCGGCGCGATACGTCGCGTGGTCGAGCCGCTGGGCTATCTGATTGAGATTGTCGAGTGGTTCAAGACCGTGCCCGAGGGCGTGCCGGGCACCTTCGCGCTGAAGATTGGCGTTCTCGATACCGGTATCACCGAGGAAATGTATCAGGAGCTTGAACGCCTGATTGACGACGCCAAGCCCGTCACCCGGCATATGACCGGGCTGGCGATCAGCCTGGAAACACAGGGTGATTTGAATGTGGGCGTGACCCTCTACGACGGCGACGAGCTTGATATCTACCCGCCGGAAATGCAGGACATCGAGATAACCGGCAGCTTCGGCGTGGTCGGCCGTGAACACTCCATAGACATCATGGACATTTATTAAATGATTGATGCGAACTCAAAGTTTTTCGCGATCCTGACGGACGTGGGGGCGGCCAAGCTGGCGAATGCCAATGTGCTGGGCGTGCCCTGGAACATCACGGAAATGGGCTTGGGCGATGCCAACGAAACCGATCCGCAGCCCAATGCCAAGCAAACCAAACTGATCAACGAATGGCGCCGCCGGCCGCTGAATCAGTTGCGCATCGATCCGGTCAACCCGGCGGTGATCATTGCCGAGCAAGTCATTCCGGCCGACGAGGGCGGGCGCTGGATTCGTGAGGTCGGGCTGTATGACGCTGACGGTGATCTGGTGGCGGTGGCCAACTGTGCGCCGAGCTTCAAGCCGGTGCTGTCGCAGGGATCGGGCCGTACGCAAGTGGTGCGGATGAACCTGATTGTTTCCAGCACGGCACAGATCAGCCTCAAGATTGACCCGTCGGTGGTGCTGGCGACGCGTGAGTATGTCGATTCGCGCATTCTGGAAGAGCTGAGCAAGCTCGACATTAAGCAGTCAGTGCGCGCGGCGACCACGGCCAACATCGCCCTGGTCGGTTTGCAGGTCGTGGACGGTGTTTCGCTGAATGCCGGCGATCGCGTGCTGGTGAAGAATCAGGCGGCCGCCAAGGATAACGGCCCGTATGTGGTGGCTGTGGGTGCCTGGGCGCGGGCCAAGGATGCCGATAATAACGCGAAGGTCACGCCGAATCTGACGGTAGCGGTCGAGGTGGGTGCGACGCAGGCCGACACGATCTGGCAACTGGTGACCGATGGCCCGATTGTCGTGGGCACCACGGCGCTCACGTTCAAGGACATTACAGACGGCTTCGCCCGGCTACTGTCGCCAAGCTTTGCCGGCAACCCCACGGCCCCGACGCCGGCGCAGTTCGACGGCAGCAAGTCGATCGCTACGGCAGAGTTTGTAAAGCGTAGTGGTGTCGAGTTCTCGGGCTTCACCACGAACGCGGCAAGCTTGGCTTTGACGGCTGCGCACGTCGGTGGCCTTCACAGCTTTTCCGGTGCTGCGCAGCTTCAGGCCACTTTGCCGCCGACGGCAGGTGTCGCGCAGGCTGCAACCATTACGCTTGTTTGTGCCGGCACTGGCGGGCTGAAAGTCGTCCCGGCCGGCGCTGACGTGGTGTACACCTCGACCGGTGTGGCCGGCCCGTTGGTGTTGGCCTTGGGCGACACGGCGGAATTCATCCGACTGCAAGGCCAGTGGCGACTCGTCGGGGGAACGGCGGCGATCGCCTTTGCTGGTGTCATGGCCGGGCCAAACTTCACGACCCGGCCGCAGTTCGACAGCAGCAAGGCGCTGGCTACGGCTGAGTTTGTGCAGCGCGCGCAGGGGAATTTTGCCGGGCGTGTCGATATCGCGGCGTTACCGGCGACATTGAGTGTTGCGGCCGCTGGCCATCGCATCGTTCTCGCAGCGTCAGGGGCGTTGACCCTACCACCTGTTAATTCGGTGCCCACCGGTACCAATTTTTTTCTATTCAACACGACGCCGGGCGTGGTCAATATTGTTCGGCAGGGCACAGATGTAATTAGTGCGATGTCCACTAATTCCCTGACCTCTGTAACACTTCAGTCCCTGTCTACCATCGTGATCACCGCAGGCAACGGTCAGTGGGTCGTTGAAGATGGCATGTCTGCACTGAAATATGCGCCCGAGTTCGCCTGCTACACCGCAGCGGGAATGGGGGGCAATGGTTATCAGCGATTGCCATCGGGCGCGATCGAGCAGTGGGGTTCAGGCCAGACGGATGCGAACGGGTACCTTTACATCACATTCCCGATCCCATTCCCCAACGGGCTGCGAAACATCGCGCCGGTGCACGTCGGCTCGTTGTGTCTGATGCATGCGCTCATGGGGGGAAGCGTGACTACAACTGGTTGCACGGTACGAGTGCAAAATGCGGCGGGTGCTTCCCAGGTGAACTGGACGGTTTGGTGGCGAGCGATAGGGTATTGATGATGAGCAAAATTGTGTTTTTCAGTCCGTCCATGTGTGGGGCTTATCGCACTGAAATTCATGGCGCGGACATGCCCTCGGACGTGGTCGAGGTATCGGAAAGTGTTTGGCTGTCGCTGCTCAATGAGTTGTCGGTAAGTCCAAAAAAAATGTCGTCCCGGCCTGACGGTCAGCCGGTGTTGATTGATCCGCCGGCATTGGATGCCGAGGCGCAGGCTGCTGTTGAGCGCGCCTGGCGTGATGCGCAATTGGCGCTGACGGACCCGCTGGTTTCCCGTCACCGTGACGAGATCGAGGAGGGCGGCGCAACCTCGCTCACGGCCGATCAGTACGCGGAGTTGCAGGCGTACCGCCGGCAGTTGCGCGACTGGCCGCAAGGGGATCAATTCCCCCTCGCCGAACACCGACCGCCGGCGCCGACCTGGCTGTCAGCACAACCCAACTAAACGCCCCGCACTGACGGGGCCTTTTCTTTTCCGTTACGCGTAACACGAACACCCTCACAGCCTCGCTTATGCGGGGCTTTTTCGTTTCTGGAGACTGACCCTTATGAGTTTTTTCCACGGCGTCACGACCACCTCGGTCGACACCGGCGCGCGCACCATCTCGCTGCCCTCGTCGTCGATTATCGGTCTGTGCGACACCTTCACCCCGGGCGTTCTCGGCGGCGGCACGGCGAAAGCCGGCGAACTTAAATTGATCACCACCGAGCGCGAAGCCATTGCCGCCTTCGGCGCTGACTCGGCGATCACCAAGGCGTGTAAGGCGATCTACGTAAAAGCCAAGGCGGTGATCGTCGCCATCGGCGTGCCCAAGCTGGAAGATGCGGCGTTGCAAACCTCGGCGATCATCGGCGGCGAACTGGTCTCGGGTCAGCGTACCGGCCTGCAGGCGCTGCTCGACGGCAAGAGCCTGTTCAACGCCCAGCCGCGGTTGTTGATCGCGCCGGGTCACACCGCGACTCAGGCGGTGGCCACGGCGCTCGATAGCCTGGCGCAGAAACTGCGTGCCATCGGCATCATCGACGGCCCTGGCACCACTGACGAGGCCGCCATGGCCTACGCCGATAACTTCGGCAGTCGCAACCTGTTCATGGTCGACCCGGGCGTCAAGTATTGGGACACCCTCACCAGCAAGACTGTCGACGCCCCCGGCTCGGCTTGGGCGGCGGGGCTGTTCGCCTGGACGGATGCTGAGTACGGTTTCTGGGCCTCGCCATCGAACAAGGAGTTGACCGGCATCACCGGCACCGGTCGCGCGGTCGAGTACCTGGACGGCGACGAGACCTGCCGAGCCAACCTGCTCAACAACGCCAATATCACCACGATCATTCGCGACGACGGTTATCGCCTGTGGGGTAACCGCACGCTGTCGAGCGATCCGAAGTGGGCTTTCGTTACCCGCGTTCGCACGCTGTTCATCCTCATGGACGCGGTGCAGGCCGGGCACAAATGGGCGGTCGACCGCTCGATCACCAAGACCTACGTGACTGATGTCACGAACGGTCTAGATGCGTTCATGCGCGACCTGAAAGCCCAAGGCGCGATCATCAATTTTGAAGTGTTCCCCGACACCGAACTGAACACGGCCAGCCAGATCGCCCAGGGCAAGGTGTATTGGCGCATCCGCTTCACCGACGTGCCGCCGGCAGAAAACCCGAATTTCCTTTTCGAAGTCACCGATCAGTGGATGACCGAAGTGCTTGAAGCAGCCTAAGAGGGCGTAACCAATGATTCCTCAGACTTTGTACAACACCAACCTGTTCGTTGACGGCGTGAACTTCTCCGGCGACGTGCCCAGCCTGACGCTGCCCAAGCTGACGACCAAGACCGACGAATATCGTGGGGGCGGCATGGCTGGCCCCATCGAGATGGATCAAGGGCTGGAAAAAATGGAAGCCTCGTTTGTCACCAAAGGCGTGCGCCGCGAGTCGCTGAAATACTTCGGCCTGGCTGACGGCACGGCGTTCAACGCCACGTTCCGCGGTGCCTTCAAGGGCCAAAAGGGTGCGGTGACAGCGGTCGTTGCCACCCTGCGCGGTCGCCTCAAAGAGGTCGATCTCGGCGACTGGAAAGCGGGCGATGCTGCCGAGATCAAACACGCCGTAGCGGTCACTTACTACAAGCTCGAAATCGACGGGCGCCTGATGTACGAGATCGACATGGTCGCGGGCATTCAGGTGATCGACGGTACAGACCAACTCCTCGAAGTGCGCAATGCGCTCGGCCTGTAAGGAATAGATTCAGATGACTCAAGCAACCGCTAAAAACCTTCCGGCCTGGCTTTCGCTCAGTGCAGTCGGTGCCGTCGTGACGCTCTCCCGCCCCAGTCAAGCCAACAGCATCGACATTGAAACGTTGACCCTGCGGACTCCGACCGTACGTGAGGTGCGAGCGGCCGACCGCGCCGCCAATGGTGACGACGAACAGCGCGAGCTGATGTTGTTCGCCGGTTTGGCCGAGGTCGGCCTCAAGGATCTGGAAGGCCTCAAGCTCACAGATTATCGCCGCGTGCAAACGGCGTATTCGCACCTGGTGCCGAAAACCGATTATTCGGATTCGATGCCGGCTTGGTTGTCGCTGACCACCGATCAGGTGCTGGTAACGCTGTCGTGCCCCAGCGAAATCAACGGCGTGACCGTCGACAAGCTAGCCTTGCGTTCGCCGACCGTGGGCGACGTGCGGGCAGCCAACCGTGAAGTGGGTGGCGACGATGAGCAGCGCGAGCTGGTGCTGTTTGCTGCGTTATCCGGTGCGCCTGTCGCGGATCTGGAGGGGCTGAAGCTGGTGGATTTTAACCGCTTGCAGGCCGGCTATTTTCGCATGGACAACGACGACGGGCTTTAACCCCTGCGTGATCAAGTCGGCGGCGAAACGTCTGGCGGCGGAAACCGGATTTTCCGCCGCCGAGATCCAGTCGATGCCGTTCGCGGACATGGTGTGGTGGCTCACAGATTGAGCTGCCACCGCTAGTGCTGGGCACATGAGGGCCATGATATGGCAAACAAACTCGCCCTCGGGCTGGTAATCGGCGGCGCCGTCAGTTCAACGGTCGGCGCCGCGTTCAAGGACGTGACCGGGCGCATCAAGCGCCTCGAGGCAGAAGGCAACAAAGCGCGCGTGCTGCAGCGCACGATTGGCGATACGATCCGCCTGCGCGAAGAATGGAAAAAGGCTCACGATTCCGGCGCTGCCGGTGCGTCCAAATTACTCAGCCGATTGAATTCGAACCTCGATAGCTTGAAAAAGCAGGGGATCGAAGTCGGCCGGCTGGAAAAGGCCTATCGCTCCATGGGACAGACGGCCAGTAAAGCCGAACTCAAAGCCAAGGGGCATCAACAGATCGAAGCCGGTCAGTCCGGTATAAAAGGCGCCGTCGGTGCGGCGGTGGTCGGCGTGGGTGCCTTGGCGGTGCCGACCAAGGTCAGTGCGGATTTTGGTGCCATTGTGCGGGACATCGCGATCAAGGCCGGTATTGCCAACAAGCCGCAAGAGCAGGAGATGTCGCGCACGATTATCGACACCTCACGCGACACCGGCATGGCGCGCAACGATGTGGCCGATGTGGTGAACCAGTTGGTCGGTGCCGGCATGGAGCTGAGCAAGGCGCTGGAGTACGCGCCGGTCGCGGCCAAGTTTGTCGTGGGGCAGGGGTCCAGCGGTGTCGACACCGCCAAGATGATCAATGCCTTGGGGCAGAACGCCAAGATCACCGACGCCAAGCAGATGCAGCAGGCGCTGGAAGCCATTGCCTATCAAGGGCAGGCGGGCAGTTTTGAAGCGGCCGACATGGCCAAGTGGTTTCCCGAACTGCTCGCCAACATGGCCAGCAATGGCATCACGGGCATGGACGCGGTGACGCAATTGGGCGCCATGCTTCAGGTGCAGATGAAACAGGCCGGCAGCTCGGACGAAGCGGCCAACAACCTGAAAAACTGGATGGGCAAAATTGGCTCGACCGACACGGTCAAGTCCTACGAAAAAGCCGGCATCGACTACAAGGGGTCGATG